TCCCTCTAACGGTCACTGTAGCGTAAGATGAACCTGCAGAGATAAACTCTTTGAACTCTTCCTGTATCTGGCGTGAGGCTAGCGACAGGTTAAAGTCACCGATACGTTCAGTAGCACCGAGGAACCGTACACCATCAGGAGCAAGATAGAGTATGTCACCCCCTACTTCCTTGACAGAGTCCCCTTCAACACACCCAGTGTCGTTAGCGATAGAAGTGAGAGTGAAGTCTACAGAGCTAGTTCCTTGAAGCTTTCTAATGTCTGACTGAGAGAAGTTAATCAACTGCTCACGGAAGGTGATAATACCTGTGCATGTGTCAGGGAGACGGTAACTACCAGCACCATTAGAAGGTCCGAAGTCAGTCTCATCAAACGGAGCAGTGTGAGTAATCAAATCACCTTTAGCGAAGAACAGATGGTCCTTAAACTCCTCTACAAACGAAGCTCCTGTAACGTCAGAGGAACCTTGGAGGGACACACAGGTTGTCCCTGTAAAGACAACAGGGTTGTTAGTGTTGTCCACCATAACGTTCTTGAATGTACCGTTGAAGTTAAACAGGTGGAACCTTGCCTTAGTGCCACCAGAGAGTGACAAAGCTAGGAAGGTGAGAGCTGCATTATCCGCAGGGCTAGTAGCTAAAGCAGGGGTGATGGTCAAGGTCGATGCACCTGAAGCCACAGTAGCGTTAGTAGTTACCGTGTAGACCTGCTCTACGCCTGCTACAGTGAATGTGTCCCCAGCTTGAGGTACATAGGTGTTTGAAGTAACATCGTCCACTATAAGGCTTGTACCGGTCTGTGAGCCACCATTGACAAGGACGTCTCCATAGTCTGGTGTACTGATTAAACCCCAGGCACCACCAGTACTAGACCAGAGAGCACCACCACGTAGAGCAAATGTCTTCTCTCCCACAGGGCTGTAGTACACTCCTTCAATACGAGAGCTAGCTGTTACAAAGGAGACGACAGCTAGGTCTGCAGGTGAGGAGTCTAGTGCAGGAGTAATGGTTAAGGTTGCTGACTTACCAGCAGAGCTGTACGAAACCCCAGAGACTGTGTACGTCCCTGAAACACCAGCTACCGTGAAGGTATCTCCGATGACAGGAGTCTCGTGGGTGTTAGCAATGTCTAAGCTTGTACCCGTCTGCCCTGAAGCCTGTACTCTTACGTCACCGTAAGCGGGCACTACATTCGGTGAGTACTTGGTGAACCCATTGATACGACGATAGCCACCCTTAACGGATGGCTCGAAGTTCTCAAGGATACGTCCTGACCCTGGCATCTGCAGACCTTGTTGGAGTCGTGACAGATTAGAGATAAGACCACCAGTAAGCTCGACAGGGAATGTTTCCCATCTTGTTGGCATTAGGCTACACTTCCATTGCTGCTTACAGAGACACCACGGAGTAGTCGTGTATCGCGTACATACTCAAAGTCGCTGTTAATATAAATCTGTCGCATCTTCTCAACACCGTTAATGAACTTAGCCTGTAGACGATCAGCAGTCTCTGTGTCCCCACGGAAGTTATAAGCGTAGACCATAGCTCCATCAACGATAACGTGACGGAAGGCTACAGGGAGAGAAGGTACGTCTGTACTAACGTCAAGGTCTGTAGGTAAACTGAAGTACTCGTAGGAGAGCGTGTAAGCCTTGTCAGGGACAGGGTAGACGACATAGCCTAGGTTAGGTGCCCGAGTGATGTAACGGGGTACTGAGCGGTCTGTCGTTGTGAGTGAGTACTCTTTAGGGAGGAACCTACTAAGGTAGTCGTCATAGTCAATAAACTTCAGGAGGTATGTTTCGTTACCTAGAGCAGCATCCTCTTGGATACGGAAGGTACCCCAGTCAATAGTCTTAGTGTCTGCTTGGAATGAGTACCTATTGGTACCTGCTACAAGGGTCTCGTTGTAGGTGACATGGTTGTGAGGCCATTGGTAAGCCTGTTGGTTAACATCACGGATAGCAGAGTTCACTGCCTCCTTAGCAGTAGAGTAGAACCCTACAGCAGAAGCAAAGTTAGACGACGTAAGGGGAGTCTCATTGACTCTACCGTTCACATCGTTCACTAGACCAAGATAATCGTAAGCCATTAGTTGTCTTTCCTTATCACGCTATTTTCCTGATGATAAACTCACACTCAGCCACCACTGCATTTGATGTGTAAGAGCCGTCTGTGTCATCAACCGTTATTGACATCTCAAGGTAGTCACCGTCCAGCAGGTCAATCTCTGTATTCAGACCCGTGCTTGCATCTCCGTAGCTAGACCCGCGAGAGTAGTTACGTTGACGCCCACGTACGTTCACCGTTGACCCGTTAACACGCAGACCAGACATAAACGTTGTTCTTGAGCCACCACCTTGGGCGATAGACACATTGGCTTTGATCTCATACCTTCCATTAGCATCAACCTGCACACGGCTAGGGTTTGTCACTGTGGAGTGTGTGAACCCTGCGTCCACATTGATTGCCGTACCGTCCCACAGTACGTAGTGAACTGTTCCGTTTGAGCCACCCATGTTCTGTGTAGAAGATATGATTAGGTGCGCATAAGGCGCAGCAGTACCGCTTGCTGGCGTTGCCCATGTGTTATCGCCGCGTAAGTATGTAGTAGCGTCTGCTGTTCCTGTAGCACTGAGCATAGCTATATCAACAGCACCAGCAGCTATGGTCAACGAAGTAGCTCCTGTCACATCCCCTGTGTGTGTGGCGTTAGTTACCTTAGCTGTGTTTAGAGCTACAGCATCGGCATCCGTGTACGACACCAACCCACTATAGAGGGTGTTTACTGCGTTGTTGTCCGAGTTGTCAGTCCCTACTGGATCAAAGTCTACAGTGGAGACAGGGATAGTTTGGTCACCTGTGTTAGTTCCTGATGTGTTACCTACGATAACCTTCTCAGCATCAGTGTAGGCGTTAGTGTCGGCTTCAGCTTCGTAAGCGGCCTTAATCTCTGCACCCGTTTGGTCAGCAGTGGCAGAAGCTTCAATACCTGTAAGCTTAGTTACCTCAGCATCTGTAACGTAGTTGTCGTCTGCTCCTAGGGAGTCTGCTTTACCACCTAAGGCTGATTGCAGGTCTGTTTGGTCTGATAAGGTACCAGAGATACTTCCCCAAGAGCCTCCTCCACCTTCAGCAGCAGCAACCCACTCTGTGTTGAAGTTGAGTGAGTCAACCTTAGCAAGAACCTGACCGACAGAACCACCAACAGGAACAGTGTTAAAGTTCACATCCTCAGCGGGAAACCCTGGTCTCTTGTTGTAGGCCATAGACATTATACCTTTTGGGAAACGTTAAGTTTATTATAATGGTAGTTGAGTGTTCTGTCAAGAGTAAAGTTACTCTACCCCTAAAAAGATTAGACTGCCCCCGTAGTCAAACAGGGACAGTCAGTTAGTGTTAAGCTAGTGTGTCGCGGTCTACTTCAGAAGCACCTTTAATGCCAGAAGCGCTAACATCCATCAGCATTGCGTATACACGGATAACACCAGAAGTATCTGGAGTAGTACCAATGAGCAGCATGTCGATAGTATCAGCAGCACCAAGTACGATAGGTGCAGCAGTGTTAGCCATGACAGTGTATGCGCCAGCAGCGGCACCAGTGATGGCACCTCCATCAACGAATGCATCTACGTCACCACCGGTGATACCCAGATCGAAAGTACCAGAGGTACCTCCAGCCGGAGCAGTCTTAATTTCTGTACCTGCGAAGAGGACAGCAGTGCCAGCCGAGACTGAGATAGCCTGGATGACGTCAGCAGCAGCAAGGGCAGAACCCTTGGCAGTAGCAGCAGCAGCGAGATCAATCTCTACTTCTACCAAGTAAGGCTTGCGTGAAGGATTACCCTTACCACCAACGGCCTTAGCTAGAGTTGTTACGGTAGCCATATCTTATTCTCCTTTTGTTGTGTTTAGGTAGAGAGACCCCAAGGGAGTCTCTCCGTTCTACTTACCTACGCGATGTTGTACTTCGCGTTAACAAGTGCCTCAGGGCGCAGAATCTTACGACCGTAGAGGTGCATACCACGGACAATGTCAGCAAAGCTGTCAGTATCACGGTAAGTCTCTGTCTTGTTAATCTGCTCAGCAGTAGCTACAGCGGAGTCATGACCTGCAACAATCACACCGTAGTTAGCGTTCTGGTTTGAAGTACCAACGGTACCTGGGCCAGTGCCAACGTTAGGGAGGTTGTTAGAGACGTAGACGCGGAAGCCGTTCCAGTTGTTCAGAACGAGACCGTTACGCAGAGCACCAGAGTCACCGAAGTCAGCGTTCAAGAAACGTGAATCTTCGTCCATCAAGACTTCCATCATGACAGGGTCAATGACCAACCAACGACCACCTTTTTCAACGTTCTGTTGATCCAGCAAGCGACCCATACGGTTAATAACCATAACAGGGGAAGCAGTAGCAGTTGGGAGTGCAGTAGCACCAGGGAGACGAGCAGCTACAGGGATCGAGTGATCGCCAGCAGAAGCAGTCGTGATGTTACCAAACGAACCTTTAATCAACTTCATAGAAGTCAACAGTTCGTCTGTGCCAGCCGTAGAGACAGCAACAGTACCGTTAGTCACAGTGTTAACTGCATCGGCATTGGAGTGCTTCGAGGACTGAGCGTAACCGGACAAGTAACCCAGGACTTCTTGGTCATGGTTGTCAGCCAAGCGGTAAGCCGCACGGTTGGTAGCCAAGTCCATAAAGTTTACATGGGAGTGAGCAGTCTCAATGTCGTCACACTTAAAGGCAAAGTAGTTAGCCTTGTCGATGACCAGAGAGAAGTCCTCGTCGTCCAAGTCTTGTGCAGCAACCTGTGTGCCACGCTTATACTCGCTTACAGAAATCTCTGGCTCTTTGATGATACGAACTGTATCGCCTTGAGCAGCAATCTCACCGAAGTAATCAGAGTTAGTGACATCACCAACAACTGTTGCTTTACGGAATGCGAGTTGTACTTTCTTAGAATAGATTACACTGGAAAAATTTCCATTGGGTAGGTTGCCATGTCCGGCAGCGGATGAAAAAGCCATATCATTATCCTCCTAGATATTAAGTGTTAGGCTTATGATAGCTGTATGTGTTCCAAGAGGCTGACTCTTTCAGAGGTGTCTTCTCTCCCGCTAAGGAGGTCAGAGGCTCTTACTTCATCAGGTAGTTCTTTTACTAACGATTAAGCTTTAGTCTTGTGAATGCGGGTATCAAGAGGGAGGGTGTCAGTTACCTGGGCCTCAGTCTCGATACCCTTAGTTATACTTAGAGTCAAGTATTTGTCAAGGATTATTTCTTCATGTCGTACTTAAAGTTTCCAGTAGCGATAGCTTCCATAATTGCCTCTTCGTTCTTAGCGTACCAAGCATCGCTCTCACGGTTAACTTGGGACTCAGAGAACTGTTTGCCTGCACCGGTAGCGTCTAGTTTAGTAGAGGCTCCCTTGGACTGTACATCAGATGCAGCGTCCTTGGCGTTCTGCTTCTTAGCAGCAGGAGTAAGTCCTTTGTCCATCTTGTAGAGATCAATGACACGGATAACAGCTTTAGCGTCATCTTGGTTGTCATAGAGTGCGTTCTTAATCCAATCAGACTGTTCGTCTGCCCAGTCGTGGAAACCATCAGAAGCCTTGAGTTTATCAAAGTCAGGATGAGCAGCACTGATTGCCAACTCTGCCTTACTCCGTTTAGTCTCATAGTTCAGATCATCAAGTTCTTTAAACCGAGAGTCAGTCTTCTCAAACATCTCCTTGGCTTTCTTCTGAGCGATAGTCTCTACGATACCAGCGATGTCAGGGTACTTAGAGGCCCAAGCATCAATGTCTTCGTCTGACTTAGGAACAGCGATACCCTTGGAGCCACCCTCCTTGAGAGCAGTGATCTCAGCCTTAAGCTTAGCCTCTGTCTCTTGTTGGTGTCGACGTAGGTCACCGTAGCGCTTCTTGAAGGTGGACTCTTCTTTAGTTAGAGACTTGTCCTCTTCTTTATCCTCAGTGACTTCCACCTCAGCCTTGTCCTCAGGAGTGACATCCTCAGATGTACCCTCAGTAACTTCTTCCTCTTCTTCGGTATGCCCCTCAGCCTTCATGAGTTCTTCGAGTTCTTTCTCGTCTTCCTCCATACGTTTACGATTGCTTCGGTTGTTATACCGAGGATCAATCATTACGGACTTAGGTTGTTCACGTACCATTTCGTTAGCCATTTGTAGTTCTCCAGTTGGGGCCGCTTATAGCGGGTTGCCATTGTAGTCAATTGTTCAAGATTACTTCTTGGGTCGGGTGACTAACCCACCTTTATTTCGTCCACTTGTTGCCATCTCCAAGCCATCTCTATCAGCAGCACTCTTGGCGCGGGACCGTGCGTCTCGTGCTGCTCTAGCATGACCATCGCTGTCGTTTTTATAGCTGTAGTTCTGGTTAGTGGCTACTGAACCACCATCCCAAGTAGTGTCCCTTGTGGTCCCAGTGTCAGCGTAGGACTGCCCTGCGTCTGCGTTGAGTTGACGAGCAACATCGAGTCCAGCAGATGTACCTCTACGTTGAGAAGGAACACTAAC